AACCGTGTTATATGACTTAAAAATTGTGATAGTACATCTTTTCTGTATAACCAGATACAAGGAAATTTTTCAATCATTTCTCCTATGTGTTGGTCTTCTGGTACGTAATGAGGAAGGATTTTAAGGATATGGGGCTGTCTGCTCCAGTTTTGTTTCTTTATTTTTTTGTAGGAGTTTTTTTTCAGCCAAGAGCCAGAATCATATAATCCGAATGTATTACATAACATTCTACGAAAGTATGTTGATCCGCTTCTGCTGGTTGCTACTAGTCCTATTCTCATGACCTATATATTTATCATGGAAGTTATTATGTCTACTTTTGAAGATATTTATCCTGTCTGGAATGAGGAATTATGGCCTGGCAGAATCAGTAAGATAGAACCTATGAGCAATCTATACTGGAGAGCGCCCAGAGATATTATAAAAGATAATACCATATTTGACAAATATACCCCCACGTTTTTTTTAATTAAGGAAGATGGCCTAATTGTTGGCGTAAATAGTGGTTTTAGAACAGATGAGAGAATATATCGATCTAGAGGATTGTGGGTTAGAAATGAGTATAGAAATAGAGGAATAGGAAAAACTTTATTGATGCAAGCGATAATTCAAGGAAAATCTGAAGAGTGTCATTGGATTTGGAGTATGCCTAGAAAAGAAGCTTTACCAGCATATCAAGCGATAGGTTTCAAAAAGAGGGGTAAATGGATCGACAAAACGGTTGAATTTGGGCCTAATTGCTTAGCAACGAGGCAATTAATTTATAAATAGCATTACAAAGATAAAAGGATAATCATATGGCTGTTCCAACTACTAAAGCAACATTCAAAAGCTATTGTCTTAGAGCTCTAGGTGATGGTGTTATTGACATTAATGTATCAGACGATCAAACAGATGATCGACTTGATGAAGCATTGCAATACTTTGCCCAGTACCATTATGATGGTATTGAAAGAATGTATTTGAAACATCTTGTTACTACTGCTGAGGTTGCTCGAGCTCAAGCAAATGCTGACACAACTGGTACAGATACAGTTGATAGTTCTATTACTGCAACTTGGTCAGAAGGCACTAATTTTATTCCTCTGCCCAGTGCTGTTGTTTCTGTATGTAATGTTTTTCCCCTCGTTGGCACGGGCACTGGGGCTAATATGTTTGATGCTCGTTACCAATTACATTTGAACGAGTTATATGATCTTTCCTCTACTTCTATTATCCAGTATGAAATGATGATGCAAAATCTGGATTTCATAGAACATATTCTTGTAGGGGAAACTCCTATACGTTTTAACCAACATCAAAATCGGTTGTATATAGATGCTGATTGGTCTAACGACTTTGTTGCCGATCAAGATTATATTGTCATAGAATGTTATCGTAAACTTGACCCCACGACATACGTAGACATATATGACGATATTTTTCTCAAGAGGTATGCAACAGCTCTAATCAAAAAACAGTGGGGTGCAAATCTTTCTAAATTTAGTGGGGTTGTGATGTTGGGTGGCGTAGAAATGAATGGAGAAACCATTTATACTCAAGCACAAGAAGAACAAAATAAATTAGAAGAGCAGATGCAAGAGGCGTTTGAGATACCACCTATGCACATGGTAGGATAAACAATGGCTGTAAATAAACACTTTCATACTAGTGGTTATGCTGCTGTAACATCAGAACAGAATCTATATGCAAATCTAGTATCTGAAGCGATTCAGATATATGGTCACGATGTTTATTATATGGATCGAACCATAGTTGCAGAGGATACTGTTTTGGGTTTAGACCATTCTAAATTTGAGAAACAAGTTCCCATCGAAATGTACATGGAAGATACTCAAGGTGGTTACGGTGGTACTCAAGAATTAATGTCCCAATTTGGTTTACAGAACCTAAGTGAAGCAACTTTTGTGGTCAGTAAAAATCGTTTTCAAGATAAGACAAAACAAATAACAATAGAGAGTGGTACGGATACCAGTTCCTCTGGAGCTATTATGGTAGAGTCTGGTACTCTATCAACACTAGATGGTGGTTATATTATATCGGAAGCAGATGTCGAAGATTCAGATAGGCCATTAGAAGGGGATGTAATTTATCATCCCATATTAAAAAAACTTTTCGAAATAAACTTTGTAGATCATGATGAACCTTTTCATCAATTAGACAGCAATCCAGTTTACAAAATGAAATGTCGTTTATGGGATTACAGTTCAGAACAACTGGATACTGGTATCGCAGCTATTGACGCTATAGAAGATGCTATATCTACAGACACTCTTGGCTATCAGTTTACATTAGAACAAACTGCTGCTTACAATGAGAAAATTAAACTTAATACCTATGGAGATGATTACCTCATAGACGAAACTGATAGCGATAATATAATAGGTGAGGATGACTCCAGTTCTATAGGTGAAAATATCCTTATGGAATCTGATTTCGGACACGGAGGCTGGGTCATACAGGAAGACTATATATTAGGAACGGGCGGAATTAATACAGGTAGTAAAGACAAGTCCGCTCAAAATGAATTATTTGACGAATTGGATGATACGATCTTAGATTTCACTGAGAAGAATCCATTTGGTGACGCTGGGAGTTCATAATGTTAGGCAAACAATTTTACCATGAAACAACAAGAAAAGTGGTTGTCGCTTTTGGAACGGTGTTTAACGATATACATTTAGTACGTAAAGACAATAGCGGAGATATTACTCAATCTATGAAGGTTCCTTTGGCATATGGGCCAAAACAAAAGTTCCTTTCACGTATTAGAGAAGACGCAGATTTGACTAAACAGGTTGCGGTCACTCTTCCACGTATAGGTTTTGAGATACAAGGACTCACATATGATCCTTCTCGTAAGCTTAATCGTGTACAACAATTTAAGAAAATTAAATCGGGAAAATCAAAACAACTTGATACGCAATATATGCCTGTACCATATAATATAGAGTTTCAATTATATGTGATGGCAAAACAATCAGACGATGCCTTGCAAATCGTTGAGCAAATTTTACCGTACTTTCAACCAGACTATACAGTAACGATTAATGATAATACTGATATGGGAATAAAAAGAGATGTGCCTATAATATTATCTAGTGTGTCTTATGAAGACACATATGAGGGGGATTTTGCAGAAAGACAAACTATAATTTATACCCTCACGTTTACTGCTAAATTCTATCTCTACGGCCCTGTAACCTCATCTAAAGCTATTAAAACAGTTCAGGCTGATCAGTTTACAGATTTGCCTGATAAATCTCCAAAACGTGAACAGAGATTTACCGTAACACCGTCACCTGTTACAGCAGAAGCTGGTGATGATTTTGGATTTAATGAAACTACATCGTTTTTCCAAGATGCAAAGGTATTTAATCCCGAAACAGGCGAAGACGATAATCCAGATACCAGTGGGACTTCTTAATGTCTAAGGATAAAATTGATGAAGTTTTGGGTGTCGTTGAGCCTGCGCTTACCGCTTTAGAAGTCGGTACTCCGCCGGAGATTTATAGCGAAATACCATATGAATCAGACGAAAATGAAGATATAGAAAAGGATTACGAATATCAAAGAGAAAACTTCTACAAACTGGTGGAGCGGGGGAGCGTGGCCATTGACGGCATCCTTGAACTTGCCAAAGAAGGAGAACACCCCAGAGCCTATGAAGTCGCTGGACAACTCATCAAAAATGTTGCAGAAGTTACTGAAAAACTTGGAGACTTACAAGAGAAAATGAAGAAATTAAAGGACGTTCCAGGCACAGCACCTAAGAACGTGACCAATGCGCTATTCGTTGGGAGCACTGCTGAGTTGCAGAAAATGCTGAAAGGAAGAACTTAACCTATATTATAAGGAGTATATCATGGTTAGATTTATGCAGCCAAAGTGGTTTGAACGTATCCCACGCACTATTGCGAAAACGATCACATGGAGAAGCTGGATGATGATTACCAACAGTTTGATTGGTTATATTGTTACTGGCGATTGGTTAAAAGGATTAACGGTAGGTTTGATGGCTCTTGTTATCAATTCAA